TGCAAATTGTTCGTATTGATATGCATCGTAAAGCCTGATCCACAGGATCTTGGCTGACGAGCCAAGACCCCAGTGGTAAACAACTTCGAGAATTGTCGAGAGCATTACTCCTTGCCTTTCTTAGGAACAACCTTGAGAACCTCGAACATCTTGCCATCCTTCTTGCAGGCATTGTAGAGCTTCATCTGCTCTGCGCTGACGCCGTATGTCGAAAGAAGCAAAGCTTCGTCGAGAACAGAACGCTGCGACAACGATACCTTGACGTCATACTGGTCGCCTTCGACAAGGTCGGTGCCAAGAGCAATGATCTCAGCCTTGAGTTCGTCCTTGAGGGCTTCGAGCGCCTTAATCTGAGCATCGAGGTCGTAGTAGCGGTCGGCGAGGGTGCGGTTCAACATGGTCATCTCCATTTAAATTTGCGTCAGCCCGTTGCTGATGACCCTTTCTCGCATATTCTTATTTTGGTGTCAAACACTTTTTTGCACGACCGGCAGAAATATTTGCAGGAAGGCGAACATCCGAATTTGTCCAAGTCCAGCACTCGCCTGTTTCATCCTGAAAGCATACCCACATGAGGTGATGCTCAAATCCGTAATCAATCAGAAAATGAGCCATTGCTGGGCCTTTTGGTGTATCCAATGGCAGGGGTGGGTCAATCCTTATCATATGTAATGCCCAATAATATGCGAATGACCATACCGCTCCAAAAAAGTGCCCATATAAAAGCCGTTAAAATTGCGATTTCATGTTTGCTCATTTCTCATTCTCCATACGCGCATGACCTCTTTTTCTATATAAGGTCTTAGCTTTTCAGGTGTTTGGGCAATGGCGGCCCGTCGTTCAATCTTCGTTTCAAGGTCGAGTATCTTACACGACCGCTCATATATCGCCAACTGGCAGGCTGATTGTACCGCTTGAGGCTGATCTTCCAGCGCAATTCGTCCGATCAGAACATCATCCATCAGCCTACTCGGTGCCATGATAAAGTCCCAGATAGAACCGAAAAGCCTCGGTTGCTGCGTTTGCGCCGAGCGCGATGCAGACATACGACCCCGCTTTTTTGGCGGCATTCAAAAACTCCTGTTGCCCATCCTGCCACGTTGATTTTGTGTGATCCTGCCGTTTGATCTCGCAAATGAATGAGGGCGAGCCTGGGATGATCACATCGGACGCGCCAGGCGTCATGCCTTCTGCCTTTTCAATCGCAGCTTTGGCCCACGTTCTCTTGCCCTCATTCCTTGGATGAAATGCAATCAATCCCCAAGTGTCTGGATGCTCCCTCCGTAAACGCGAGAAGAATGTAACCTGCTCCATCGTCTCGCTGGGACACTGGCCACGAAAATCTTGATTACCAAACACCGGTACGTCATTGGGGAATTTCATCAGCCCTCCGATTGTACGCATAAACCTTATACCACTGGCCTTCTTTGGCATAAGTGATCGTTTCAGGTGGGTTACCACCAAGAGCAGTAAACATCGACCTCTCGGCGTATCCCTGTGTCCACGTTGGTGCCTTTGGCACCCAGAAGGCAAAGCTCCTGTACTGCGTCACAACATTGACCCGCCACATCTCACGACCGGCCTTGCTCATCGTGTGGTTCACGTCCCAATTTGTGACCACGTCCGTTTGACGCCGCGTCGGATCCGATTTCATTTCTTTGAAGGTATCGCGAAGCTTTTCGTTTGGATCAACAATTTCACCTTTGCATTCGAAACAATATCGAGCCGCTATGTCATTGTCGGCCTCACAGTGCGGGCATTGCTTGGCTGTCCACCTGTAGGTGCACTGGATCAGTTGGCCTCCTGCAATCGTTTTGCTCTGACAGCGCCGCCCGTAATGCGCCGGAATATCTCCGTATTCAGAAGGGAGAGTATTGCCATCCATATCGCAAAAATAACCGGATGGGCTGATATTAAAGCCGGAAGGATTGGGGCGGGCTTTAAATTCGTTTTCCGCTTCGCAGGTCGGGCATTTGCAGCGCACATAGATCGCTTCTTCCTTTGATTTAATCGTCTTAATCATTGGATTGAAGATGTCGCCATCCGGACAATGCCGCTCAAGGTTTTCCGCGTAATCCAAAACCAAGCAATCATCCTTGCCGTCGCACAGGCGCAACCCCCGACCGATGATCTGTTGGAGCAGGCCAACCGATTCCGTTGCTCGAAGCATCGCGATTACATCGACGTGCGGAGCGTCAAAGCCGGTCGTCAGGACAGATACGTTAACGAGATACTTGATCTCACGGGCCTTGAACCGCGTGATGATATCCTTGCGGTCCTGCCTCGGTGTATCCCCCGTCACAATGGCAGAGAGGCCGCGTGGCAGGCTTTCGAGGCATTCGTGTGCATGTTGCACTGTTGCTGCAAAGATCATCACCCCTTGGCGCTCTCTGGCCTGCGCTACCACGTCTGCGATAATGGCTGATGTCTTACGTCCCTGCCCAATATAAGCCCGATCAACATCTGCCGCGTCGAACTGTCCGCGAGCGTTCAATGCCATATCGAGGGTATGATATGATTCAGCGTGGATTTGCCCGATCACCGGCTTAGTCAAATACCCCATGTCGATCAATTGTTGCGCCGTGATACGATCAACGCATGCGGCAAAATACGGATCAACTGCTTCGTGCTCTGGAACGGGGTTGCCGTTCGCCCACTGGCTGAAGATGTAGCCGGTATTCATGCGGTACGGTGTAGCCGACATACCAACAACGCGCAGATTGGGGTTTTGTTCCCGCATGGCCTCAACAATCTTTTTAACCGTTGGGGTCAAACCGTGGGATTCATCAATGATCACCATCGCAAATTGACTGCCAAACCGTTGGATTCGATTTGCGACCGTCAGCGGGGTGCCAAACACCACGGGGTGCCTAAGCGATTTCGAACCGGCGCTCGCGGAGAAGATTGAGAACTTGTTGCCGGTGGCCTCGTATTTTTCGCTGTTCTGGATCACAAGCTCTGCGCTTGGTGCAAGGCAAAGGATATGCTTACCGCTTGAAATGCGGTGAACCGTTTCGGCCAAAGCCGCAATGATGTGTGACTTTCCCGCTCCCGTAGCAGCTTCAATGCAACACGGTTCAGACGTTTTGCGGATCCAAGACAAGATCGCGTCATGGCTGGTCTGCTGATATGGTCGAAGCATTTCTTTTTTTCCGTTTAACTAAACTTAATTCATGTGGGCCAAATAAAGCTTCGCCTTCTCCGCCATCTTTAATGATATCAATATGCTCACCGCAAAAACTAACCCTAAAAACAATTCCTGTTCCTTTCCAACCAGCCATTGTTCTAACTTTTGCTTTTACTGTATCGCCAACTTCAAATTTCTTTTTTTTCATTTTACTGCCCCACAAAAATTGTCTGCGTTGGGTATTCTTCAAACAGATACCAGCAACAATTATCCTTGCCTGCCATATTACCGAACCATTTAACACGCCCAACCGACACGATCTTTTTGCAGTGCGGTAAATATGGGGTCGCCTGCTTTGTATGCATCCAGTCAGCATCGAACAGCAGCCATGTTGGCCCCCAGAAGAACGATCTCTCGATGATCTGGTGCAGAACATCACGGCCCCAAGGTGGGTTTGTAATGACGACCTCGGCTCGGTTCATGTCTTCCTTGGTCAAGAAAGATGCGTCGCCCTGTTTCACAATTTTATGCTGTGGCTCGACATCATACGCAGCCACGCATTTATGGCCATGTTTTTGAAGATGACGAATCAAAACACCTGCACCGGCACACGGTTCTGAATAATAGGTACCTTTTTTCAGATGAGGCAAAAGAGGCAATACGGCCTCCTCTGGTGTCGCGTAATAATGCAGCTTGTGCTTTTTAAAATTACTTCGCTTGCCCATCTAAATATTTCTCCGGCTTTTCACGTTCGATCAGGTAACGCTCATAAAACGTTCTTAAAACTGGAAGAGCCGTGTTTAAAAACCGCTCGTCCCGATCAACCTTTTCGAGCCGATCTCCATTTGGCGTCCACTGATAAAAATCGCACCAATCGCGCTCGGTAACATAAAGCTGAATTTGCATCTGCGCGTAATAATGCACCTGCATGCTGGCCGTTTTAAACACAGGTGGCTTTTTATTACGAACGCCAAACGGACATTTGATTTCAACCAATCCTTTATCGCCAACAAGGCCATCAGGACTGGCACCTAGCCAATGCTCGTACTGGTAGAAGGCACATGGCTCAACCGTGTTACCGGTCAGCATTTCATACTCAATCAAAGCCCCAGCTTCGTTATATGTGCCCCATTCGGTTGCAATGTTACCGCTAAACTCGCTTGGCGCTTTATGCCAATCACGAACCATTCGGCGCATCACGTCTGCCTGTTTAACAAACGGGGACACACCAAGGATGGCTCCCACTGAGGATCCGGTGACACGGCCCTTTCGAATATTAAACCACTCCTCGGTGCGCTGTTCCATTATCTTTGGTCCTTTAAAGGCCATCCCAATATCTTACAAAGTTCATCGGATGGGTTTACTTCATCCATTATAATTTTGCGTTCTCGCTCCAAAAGACCAATGACATCGCCAATCAGATCAATTTGAGCGGTTGTGCTAAGTTCATCAAAATAAGATGAAAATGTCACATCGCCATCAATAGAACCATCCGTCCATAATGTAGCAATTCGCTTGCCTTTATGACGATCTTCATTCCAACCACGAGAAAATCTATCTACCATTTTTATCTCCATATGTTGTAAAATTGGGGACGGCCACCGACCGCCCCCGTCCGTTCCAGCCCCTTAGAACGGAATATCGTCTTCGCCAACGTCAGCTTTCGGCGCTGGCTTTGGTTTTGAAGCTACAGCTGCGCCGTTCTTCGGTGACACAGATGCCACCCAGTTTCCGCTATTCCCGTTCTGCTCCCAGAGCATGACCTTGATCTGCATCTGCTTGCCAACGAACGAAGACAATGTCTGGTCGGTTGGTGCGCGACCACTGGCCACGACCTTGCCGCCAGCATTGGTGTCAATCGCAAACAGCATGCGCTTCTGGTTGTCGCGATAAACCTCTTCCTTTGCAGGCCTAAGATCAAGGCACCAGACCTTATGAAATACCTTGCGGTTTTTGTATTCCGCAGGTGACAGAACCGACCAGCGAAGCGAAACATATTGATTGTTTTCGCGGTCCTGATCGACCTTGGCTTCCTCAATAATTGCGATGACGGT